ACCATTGAGGTACAAGAAGATGTTACAACCAGTGTAGAACAACAACGTGCAGGTAAACTTGGACTTCAAGACAGAACTGTTACATCAGGATTGTGTGATGCACTGAATCAACATCAACGTGAACTGGCTAAAAAGAATGGCATGATACCAGATGAATACATAATCGAAATTGAAGATGTACCTGGATTAATTGATGCAAAAATGGATAAGCAAGGTAGAACAAATAAAACAAGAACAACGTTTCAGAAATCAAGCAACCCTAATGAACAAAAGAATATGGAAAAACAAGCACTGGACAAGCAAACCAAAGAGTATAGTATCAGTGCTGGTACTCAGATTATTCAATTGATCGATCAAGTTTTAAAAAATTCTACCTATGTTACTGCACAACAAACTATTGCATTCGACGAAATAACCAACAAAGAAATTCGTAATCCACCTGTTAAAACTGTGCAGTGGTATAGAATAACTCAATTTGCTGCTCCAAAAGAATATTGCAAGGTACGCAACGATTATGCATATCAGATTACCTATAGAATCTCAAGGTATCAAATCAATACACCACGATCACCTTATTTTCCGCCTGCAATGTATCGAGGAGCTCACAAGATATACAATTACTGGTTTACTGGTTTAAACACAGAAGTTATAGATTTTGACATAGAAGTTAAATCGAACTATGTAACTATCATGGGCAAAGATGGGTTAATTGCAGATGAAGATGTGGCGGTTGGAAATGATGCAAGATTTGCTGAAAAAAGATTTTTTCAAAGTGCCCCTGATTCTAGTACGCAAGGTGCAAAAGGCGATGCTGGTAGACCGGCTGCACAATTAGCCGCACGACTTTATTCGCCAGCAGATGTATCCAAAGCTGATGTTACAATAGTAGGTGATCCAGATTTTATCATGCAAAGTGAATTATTTTACAGTGCTGGTAATCTTGAAGCATTTGAACCTGATGGAAGTGTGAATGGCAACGCTGGCGAAGTACTATTTGAAATACGTTTTAACCGTCCGGTTGATTACAATATGGCCACTGGCGAAACACCTGTGAATGCTGAAAACTCTGACAGTAAAATCACAGGAGAAAAAAACCTAGCTGCTGAAAGTTTGGTTTATGCCGCAACTAATGTTACAAACAAATTAGTTGATGGCAAGTTTACACAATCTATTCAAGGTGTGGCAAGAATGTTTGACAACGCAGTAAACAGTCCTAAACAAAAACAGATCGAGAAAAATGTTGTAGAAGAACCAGGTTTAGATGCTTTTGGTGGTGCTGGCGGAGCTATAAGTCCTACAACACCAAGAGCAAGCAAAGTTGAAACACCTACAGTAAGACCAACTCCAACTGGTGCTAGTCGAAGCAATAATGGCAGTACTTCATTCACTCCAGATCCTCGTGCTGGAAACTTTAAAACTGCAACTGTTGATGGAAGTAAAACAAATACTCAACCATACTCTAGTGCTACAGTAAATAATGCTACTACTAACAAAGTTGCAAAATTACCTGATTCAACTGTAAACTATTCAGATGATGCAGACGTAACACCAGGTGAATCAGATTGGCAACCAAGACCAAACACAGTTGTTCAACCACCAGTACAACCAAAACCTGGAAGCAATACTGTAAGCGACGATGCTGGAACTAAGACAAGTCCAATGCAAGAAAGTTTATTCGCTAGAAAACGTAGACTTGCAAGACTAAAGGCAGAAAATGCCAGAGCTCGTGGAGCCAAAGTTGTTGGTAGCGGCGGAGCTGGTACAAGCAAGAGTTCACTTTTTAAATAGGCAGTAAAAAATGGCAGAAAACTATCAAAGAAGTAGGGGAGCTCCAGGAGCATACAAAACAAGTGCAGGAGGTACTCCAGCTGAATCAGGACCGTTTCTTGGTGAAGTTGTTAATAATATTGATCCTATTAGAGCTGGCAGACTACAGGTTTATATAGAGTATATTTCTGGTGACGATAAAAACAACAAAGACCTGTGGCGTACAGTAAATTATATTTCTCCCTACTATGGATATACTCAACAAAGTGCCCAGCAACCAACTGGCCCAGGAAGTTTTACCGGTAACAATCATGCCTATGGATTCTTTGGAACTCCGCCAGACCTTGGAACAAAAGTAATTTGTTTCTTTGTAAACGGCGATCCAAACGAAGGTTACTATCTTGGTATGCCAATATCGCCAGGACTTAATCATATGGTTCCGGCAATTGGATCAAGCAAGAAATATGTTGATGACAGCAATTCTCCATTATTCGCTAACAAATCAAAACTACCAGTTGTAGAGATCAACAATTCCAATGAAGCAATATCAGAAAATCCAAGATTCTTTGACCAAACCAAACCAGTTCACAGTGTACTTGCAGGACAAATGCTTTCCCAAGGTGTAATAGCAGATCCTTTGATTGGACCTATTGGTTCAAACAGTCAAAGGGAATCGCCAAGCACAGTATTTGGAATAAGCACTGCTGGTAGACCTGTTTATCAGGGAGGATTAACTGATGCACAAATAGCTGCTAAAGTAGCAAGCAGTACTCTTCAACCAAACGAAACTACGATAATAGCACGTAAAGGTGGACACAGTCTTGTAATGGATGACGGTGACCTAACAGGTGAAGATAACCTTACACGAATTCGTACCAGTGCTGGTCATCAAATAATGATGAATGATACTGCTGGTAAACAAACAATTCATATTATGCATGCCAATGGACAAACCTGGATAGAACTAGGTCACGAAGGTACTATTGATGTATATGCATCAAACAGTTTAAACATAAGAAGTGCTGGCGAACTCAACATGCATGCTGACAGAAATATAAACATTGCCAGCGAAGAAGGTAGCGTTAATATTTTTGCAAAACGTGCTATGAGTTTGGAAACTGGAAGTCTAAGTTTGACCGGAAACAATAGCATACTGGCATATAGCAAAAGTTCAGTTGGAATTAAAAGTGACGGATCGTTAAATCTAAACAGTAGAACTGGAGGATGGGGTGCAGGCACTGGACTTACTCTTGAAGCTGGTTGTATCAAGTTAAACAGTGGATCAGCATCTCCTGTTTCAAAAACAGTAGAAATTCCAAAGTTGCGTTTGAGTGATACTAAGTTTGATCCTCAACAAGGATGGATTCAGGATCCAGCGTCAATAGAAACAATTGTTACAAGAGCACCAACACATGAACCTTTTGCGGCACGTGGTACAGGTGTAAACACCAGTACTAGCCTTGAATCAACTGCTGAACAAGTTCCGTTGGAACCAAAAACACAAGAAGCAGTTACCAAAGCTGAAGCAACTGAAATTGATGCAGTTAACGAAGGTGACTACGAAAAACAATCTCAAGCAAAAACAAATGTTGGTAAAATACCACCAGAAAAAGTAACAAGTATGGTAGCACAGTCAAGCAAACTTGTTCCACAAGACTTCAATGAAATATCTAATGCAAACGGAGTGGGTAAATTTGGATTCAGTGCCGCCGAACTAGAAAAAGGTGGACTTCTAAAGCCAGGCACAAGTGAATTCTTTTTGAAAGATGCTACTGCTGATCTAAATACTGTGCTAGGAAGTTCAAGTGTATGGACTGGTTCACAAGGTGTCAATGGACTGAGTGATTTTCTAAACAACGAAACACTTCAAGACGTTACAAAAACAGATTTATTTAACAAAGGACTGGGCGAATTACAAAATGCTGGCATTGTAACCGGACTAGAAGATGAAGCCGCTCTTGGTGGTTTGATAAGTGGTGCAAGCAAGTTTGGTGCTGACGCAGTAAAGAAATGGCAAGAAGGTGCCGCAGTGCTTGGAGAAACATTTGCTGGAGCAAATAGTGCAAAAATAACAAACACACAAATGAATGAAGTTGTAAGAGGTGGACAGTTTTCAGTTCAATTAGCACAACAGAAACTCAGCAACGAAATCCAAGGTTTTTCTACTGGAAGTTTGGGTGCAGTGAATACAACTCAAAGAACAAGTATTGATACTGCCTTAGAAAACATAGTTGTAAACAAAAAGGTCAACGGAATAAGCACGTAAAAAAGAGAAAATAAATACATTATGCCAACATTTATCGGATACAGTACCATTGGAAGGTACAAGAACTACACAGTCACAGATTTTGAATTGATCAAGCGTGATCTCTTAAATGCACTCACGATCAGACAAGGCGAAATGCCTGGCAGACCTAACGTTGGTACAACCATGTGGAGTTTGTTGTTTGAACCTCAAGGTGCTCCAACAACTAAAGCAATCAATACTGAAATACAACGCATTGTTGCACAAGATCCTCGAATAAATGTTGCTGATATCAACGTTTATCCACAAGAAAATGGAATCTTAATTGAACTTGAAGTTGATACTGTAAGCGGACAACAAGGTGAACTACTTAATATATTTTTTAACAGTGAGACCATGAGAGCCGCCTACGCAGACGTGTAGATAAACTGCGTAGTTAATTATGTTCATAAATACCATGTAAGGAAACACACATGGCTAAAACTACAAGACAAACAAGTATATTTGGTGTGGAAGATTGGAAAAGAATCTACCAGACATACCGTGAAGCAGACTTTCAAAGCTATGATTTTGAAACACTTCGTAAGACTTTTATTGATTATATTAGACTATACTATCCTGAAAGTTTCAACGATTATATAGAATCTAGCGAATTTATAGCTATTCTTGATGTTATGGCTTTCATGGGTCAAGCAGGAAGTTTTAGAAATGATCTTAACACACGAGAAAATTTTATTGATACTGCTGAAAGAAGAGACAGTGTAACTCGACTTGCAGAACTAGTTAGTTATACTCCTAAACGTAACACTGCTGCACAAGGTTTTTTAAAAGTGCAAAGTATCAGCACCACAGAAGGTGTAATTGACTTCACAGGTGTAAATCTTTCCAACATCACTATTAACTGGAACGATAGTACCAACCCAAATTGGTTGGAACAATTTACAGTTGTTGTAAATGCAGCTCTTAGTGGGAGTCAGCGTTTTGGAAAACCAGGAAACAGTCAAACACTTTTAGGCGTCGATACAGATGAATACACACTCAATCTAATAGCAGGATTTTTACCAGTTGTGCCATTTAGCCAAGTTGTAAATGGGACCAACATGACGTTTGAAGCAGTTAATGCAACTTCATTAAATGAAACATATCTATATGAGCCTGCACCAGCACCAAGTGGTCCGTTGAACCTATTGTATAGAAATGACAAACAAGGCTATGCTAGTGCAAACACTGGTTACTTTTTTTATTTTAAACAAGGATCTCTACAAGATCAACAATTTAATCTTGGAGAAAGAATCAGCAACAGAGTTGTTAACGTAAACATAGAAGGTATCAACAACGAAGACGTATGGTTGTATCAACTTAACGCACAAAACTCAATAATTGCAGAATGGGAAAAAGTTGAAAACATCTACACTGGTGCAGTTGAAGAACTTACACCTGAACAACGTAGATATTTTTCAATTACATCAAGAACAAACGACCAAATTAACTTGAACTTCGGCGATGGTGTGTTCAGCAGTATACCAGTTGGAACATTTAGAACTTACGTTAGAAGTTCAAATGGTTTAAACTACATTATCAATCCAGATGAAATGCAAAATGTAACTTTTAATATCGGTTACGTAAGCAAAACAGGAAGAAATGAAACATTGACCTTTACTTGTGCATTAACAGTACCAGTCAGCAATGCGGCAAGTAGAGAAAATATAAACGATATCAAACAAAGAGCTCCAGCAAGATACTATACTCAAGATAGAATGGTTAACGGAGAAGACTACAACAATTTTCCATATACTCTTTATTCAACTATAATCAAGTCCAAAGCTGTCAACAGAAGCTCAATTGGTACTAGTAGGTACTTGGATTTAGTAGATATCACTGGAAAATACTCAAGCACAAATGTTTTTGCATCTGATGGCATGATATATGAAAATACACAAGTGCCTAGCTTTACATTTACTTTTGCTGATGCAAATGACATTACCAATGTAATTGTCAATCAAGTTGAACCTCTGTTAGCCAGTAGAGGTATGCAAGAATTTTACTATGAAAATTTCAATCGACCAAGTCTTACAACTTTAAACCTTGAATGGAATCAAAGCACCACTAGTAATAATGAAACAACTGGATATTTCAAATTTGTCTCAAGCGGAGCACCGGCTCCTGTAGGACCTCAAGCAAGCGACAATAAAAAATATATTGCAACAGGTGGATTGGTAAAATTTGTTCCACCAGCTGGACAATATTTTACTGCTACTAATAGACTAGCAGTTGGATCTCCGACACTTCCTGGAGATAAGATGGTACTTTGGGCAACTGTAACTGCATTAGAACTTGATGGTACTAACTTTGGTGTTGGCAATAATGCTGACGGTACTGGTCCTGTAACTCTAAACTCTTTTATTCCTACAGATGCAGTGCCCACAGAGGTAATTGTAAATTTTATTACTGATTTGCCTAC